TGTGGATTCTTGCATTGCATCTGTCGTCGTCTGCGTCTTTTCGGCTAGCTCCTCAGTGCTTTCAGCTGTCTTTTTCGCAGCTTCGCCGACTGCCGTCATCACATCGGCGGTTTGTTCTATTATGGGTATGGCTTGCGCAGCAACCTTTTGAATTTCTGCAATTTGCTTGCTTACTGCAGGGGCATTTTTTTCGAGCGCGGCGCGTGCGGCTTTCGAAGCAGCAAGCGGATCACCGCCCGGAACAGTGGTGTTCTCACCATTTTTATTACCCTTTGAGGCCATCGCTCAACCGCTCAGCCTCAAAGGACCCAAGGCACTCCGAGCACGCGCTCAAATTGTGCTGCTGCAGAGTGCTTCAACTTCAAGCTCTGTGCGATGGAGTCTAGGTCTGCGCTCTCAGAGTGCAGCGCGTCTTGAAACTCTTGGGTCGCTCTGATCGCTTCTTTGAGGGCAGTGAGCTGCTCAGGAGTGCCCTTGAGCTTCAGGTCGCCCACACGCTCGCCCATCAACATTCGTGCGACGTTCGTGAAGAGCAGCCTGTGCGAGGCGGGCTGGGTCTTGCTTCGGCTTTTCGTGTTGTCTCTCGAAGATTTCATGCAAATATCTAATAAGCTTCGCAAAAAGCATCCACCATTTGATCGATTCAAGTGAATCTTCGAAGACGCGACGGGCTCTCAGTCCGCGCCATGCCAGTCATCGCCCTGACGTCTGGGGTGTTATGGTGCGCAGCGCGGGAGCGTGTTGAACCCTCTTCTGAAGACTTGCTGAACTCTCGGCTTATCCTGCTGATGAACCACTGCTTGTATGCGACGGGCATGTTGTAGGCTTCTCTGTACGTGAAGCCGCAGTAGTACATCAGCAAGAAGATGGGCTCGAGTATGACTGCCTCTTTATCTTCCGGCCGCAGGCCAAAGAAACGTGACACCGAGCGGCATGTTCACCTCCTCAGTGTTCCCGCAGGCAGGGCATACTGTCTCTTGCTTCATGTTGACGCCGGGCTCATGGTCTCGCATGTGCTTCCTGAGAGCGAGAGAGTCACGAGCGGGCATGTGCTTCACGAAGTTTGAAATCTTGAACCTGTCTTCGATCCCGTCGATCGACACGATCGACTGCAAGAGGGAAGTCGTCACTGTCGAATCGTTGCCTATGCCGAGCTTCTTCTGCTTCTCAGCGAGGGCTGATGCATCTTCTTCGTCTCGGCCCGTCGAGAACTTAAAGAACACCTTCTTCTTCGTCTGTGGGAGGAGAAACTCGAAGAGATTCTGCCCCTGCGCGACAGGGTCAAGCTCAAGCTTCTTGATGGGCAGCTCAGCGAGGTTGAAAGTCTGCTGGTTCTTTGCGCTGCACTCGTCGCACTCAAGCTCGACCGTGTAGTCTGGGCCGTAGCCTGTGATGCGCACCGCCATCATGAGAGCGTTGCGATCGCCCACGAGGAGGTCTGAAGTGTTGATCGAGCGATCCACGAGGCACGCCTTGATGAGCTCAGTGATGACTGTGCCCTTCTTGATGAGGGCACGCGACGTCAAGATGTCTTCCTCTCGGGCCGTCATGGGCCTGATCTCGACGACGTCTTGATTGTGCAAGGGCGACGAGGGAGGGTATACTTTTCCGCTCGACGGAAGGGGCACGAGCTCCGTGGGAATGTCAAGCCCAAACTCAGCCTTCACCTTCTCAGCGGCAGATTGCGTCGGCATTCGAGGGTCCACGCCTGTGGGAACGCCGTTTGAAAAAACTGAATTCTTTGTCTCACGATTCTCTGTTGTCATTTAATTTTCCTCTTGCAAAAGAAATTGCTCACATAATAAAATCTAATGGAGCACAAGTAAATGGCAGCAGCAAAACTGTTGCACAGAACAAGCTTTATTTTGCAGCTTCTTCTATTGGCGAAATTCCTATCTTAGGAGCGATGCGCGGGTCGTCATGCTTTGTCAGGCCTTTGTTCCAGGGCACTAGAATGCCCGCAGAATAAAACTAGATTATTTTTGATGTTGGAAAACATAAGGGAATTAAGCTTATTAATTGTGTAATCACGTTGGGCACTTAAACGTCAAAAGGGCCATGGTAATAAATGTACCACAGACCTCTTGACATACACGATTGACAATAGCTCAAAACTGTAGAACACAGTTATCGTATCTGAGGGTCAGCGAGATCTCAACGGGTGCACCGTCTTCGTATGTGACATCGTTGAAGTTTGCGTCTGTAATGAACGCGCCCTTTATGTCCCATAACTCTACGACTGTTCCCACTGGGTCAAGCATCTTCAGCTGTATGTCGCGCTTGTAGAAGTCTGCGTAACCGCTGCGGCCCGATACCGACTCGAAGTGCAAGCGGATCCACTCCATGACCTGCTGCGCGCCCGAGGGTGCGATTGGGTCGTGCAGCGTGACGTTCATCGTGCTGAACGTGGTCTTGCCTGCGAGGTAGCGGGTTGAGTTGATGAACGGGATCACTGTTTCTTCAGTAGTGATCTGCGGTCGGGCGGCAGTCTTCAAGATGTAAGCGTCGATGCCCTCGATCATGAGGACCCAGCGGTTCTTGCGCTTCGGCTCGAACTTGTTCGGAATCATTGATGTAACGTCTAATGTCTCAGCCATTTTTTCACTCCTTCATGAGGTTTAGTGATAACAATATCTATATCGAAAAATCCATATTTAACTTCGTGATTCACGGGGCGGTCAAAGTTGGCACGCGTCACATCGTCGACGTGTCGAAGTCGAGCGTGACGAACTCGTTCGTCTTCTTCGGCTTGACGTAGATCTTGCCCCTTATCGTGTTGTTGTCGATGTCGCTCGCGGCTTGGGTCGCTTCGACCGTGACCCTGTATTCGTCCATGCCGCCGAGGGCCTGGATCCGTCCGACTGCCTCGTTCGCCTGTGCGTTGAATCGTGAGATGACCTCTGACCTGGCGGGTTCGAACAGGAGCTGCAGAGCTAGGTCGCGGATCGCTCGGCGCACCTCGATCATGAGCCTCCGCACGTTGATCCTGCTCAAAGCTGACTCAGCCCTCTTCATCGTCTTCTGCCCCCACAGGACGACGCCTGAGATGTTGGTGAGCCCTGCGGCGCCCTGTATGTTCGTCGTGGCATAAAGCGGGTTTATGCCGTTGCTGTACAGCAAGCTGGACTCAGTCTCGGTCACAGGTATCGATGTCCTCAGCGTCGTCGGCAAGACGCCTCTCGTCACGCCAGCGGGTGCGAACCACGGCTGCCCGATCGCGTCGTTCAACGCGATCGCACCGAGCGCGACCACGGAGGGCGGCACAGAGACCTCGAGCGTGTCATCGATGAACGGTTTCATCACTGCGTCAGGAAAGTAAGAAGCGACGAACGAAGAATTGATCGCACGGAGGGACGCAGCGCTCACGGCATCTTGAGCTGAATCTGCCTCTTCGAGGTCCATGATGTAGAGAGAATCGAACCTCTCTTCGGCGGCGTCTACAGCAGCGTCAGTCACTGCGGGCTCTCTGATCCCAGGTATCGCAAAGACGCTGAAGTCGACGTTCATCGTGTTTCCCACGACTTCGATCGCCTTCCTGTACGTCGCTACAGTTGGGCCTGAAAGCCTGCCCCTGTTCGGATCGAGCATGTCTGCCTGAGCCGCTGCGTTGGTCAGCCCAGCCTCGTCAGGCTCAAAGATGTTCACACCGTCGAACCCACCTTGGAACACCGCGTCAAACCGCAAGAATCCAGAGTTTGAAGCAGTCAAGAAGTCTGTGAGCTTGATGCGGCGTGACTTTGCCGCGTCGTCAGTCGCGATCTCGCCGCTCCGCACGTACCGTGCAAGGTTCCACTCGTAGGGCGGGTCCACGGTCCCATTTGAACCAGTGACGATCATTATGTTCTCAAGAGTGAAGCAGTTGTTGCAGAACCTGTCCGCGTCGATGATTCCATTTTCGCTCGTGTCTAAAGCCCCAGCGTTGTCTCCGACGAGCACGTTTAAAACGTCCGTGCGGAAGCTGGGGAAATATCTTGAAAAAGACTCGATCGACGCGTTCTTGCCCTTCAGCTCGTTGCTGTCTTCTCCTGTGTGATCGAACAGCACACCCCACGACTTGTGCGTCGAAGGCGTCTTGATGGGGTTCGTGTTTTTATTGTTCAGCCGCAACGGCAAGGGAGGTTGAACAGCGTTCTGAAGATAGACAGAAGACACAAGAGCTGAAGATTCAGATGGGTTGAGAGGCGCAAGGGGCGCCGAGCCGCTCGTGACTAAATGATAGATTCCCCTAAACCCAACGGGAAGAGCTTCAGCTGGGCACGACCTGTCAGAGACTGCGCGTGAGACTTCGACCCTTACGAACCTCGACGAGAGCGGATAGTTGCCTTCATAGACGATCTTTTGTTCAGCTTCAGGCCTGTCAAAGTCATAATACACGTTTAAATCGCCTATCACCTTCGATATGAACCTGTCAGAAGACGGATCTAAGTTCATGTTCACATGCGACTCAAGGGGGATAGACACCTCAGTGTCTGGATCAGCGACGTTCCTGATCAACAGGTCAAATGAACCGTACATCTGCCTTGATCCTTCAGGCTGAGGTGTGATGTTTCTTATTGTGACTTTGTAATTTTTTGAAAATTCAGCGCCGTCGTCGAGGGCGTGGAGCCTGAAGAGGTCGATGGGCTTGCCGTGAAACTGCTGCGAAATGAACCACGGCGACCTTGCGTGAGCGAATCTGTCTCTAAAGTCTTCGTAATCTGGCACTACTGCTGAACCAGAGTGCCGTGCAAGCGAAGAAGTCAACAAGAAGATCGAGCGCTCCGTGCCTTGAGCTCGATCGGCGTCAGTGGGCATGTCAGCGCCCGCAGCCACGACGCCTGTGCCAGTTAAGATCGCGAGAGTCGGGTGAATGTCCCAGTGGGCGTACAGGTAATGTCCTCTCTCTTGCATGAGAGATGCTGTGGTGTTGAAGACTCCTGCAAAATATTTCGGAGACTGCAGATCGAACGAAGCAGTGAGCGCAGTGACGGGAGAAGATCCAGAGCTGTAACCGTTGAGGAGCAGCACGAACTCTTGCGCGACTGAGTTGTTCGACGTGAGCGTGACTGACCCGAGCGAGACTCCGTAAGCTGACGCTTCATCAGCGACGAGCGAAGAAGGCGGAGCAGACGAATCAGCCGGGCCGCCCGAAGATGAGAGCCTGAGGATAACCCCTGAAGGAGCCATTAGGATTCCACGGACGATCGGCACTGCCCCCGTGACAATTCCGTTCTGGCTGCCTGTGCCTTGAAGTCCAGCAGAGCTGAAGTATGTCACTCCGTCGGACTCAGACATGAAGCATCCTAAAAAGTATGTTCGTCCGAGCGGGCCTCCTGAATTTGCGTAGCTGTTCGAAACGATGAGGCCGCTTGCGGAGACGAAGGGCTGCTCTTCTCCCACCGTGAAACCTGCCCCAGCGACGAACCCTGTGTCGTCTCTCTTCTTCCCTTCTCCCGCTCCGAGGACGCGCAAGTACGCGACAGACGCTGCGTTCTGCAGCCATTCTCGCACTGCAAGAGGACCGAAGAGCGTCCCATCGATCGAGCCGAAGCGAGTCACAAAGTCGGCGACGGATCCCAGTGTAAGAGGCACGAACGCAGGGCCTGCGAGCGAAGTGCCGACCACACAAGCAGTCCTGCCCGTGGGCAGAGTCTTGATCGGGCCGAGCGTCCCGACTTCTTGAGCTGATATTCCTGCGCTTTTGAAATTGTAACTGGCCATCTAAGATTCTCGCCAATAACTATCAACACAGAGAAGTAGAGGACTCTTCACGAAGAAACAAAGGGAAGACCTCCACAAAGAAGCCCTCCCGCTGTGCTCGACGAGCTTAGGAGATGTCCTGAATATTCTTCGTAAATCAAGCTTTGGCAAACATGGCTAATTTACGAAGAATATTCCTTGTGTCACTGAACCTGCTGCAGGTTGTTTGCAACGACGAAGTCTAGCGAAA